TATTCAGGAGGCGGAAGGTGCGGACATTGACTGATGACGACGTGAGACTGATTGTTGAACTTTTCAACGACCTGTCGATACCAGTCAAAGATATAGCAGAAAAGTTTGAGATCTCGCCCTCTTTGATTGAGGGCATCACGCGGCGGGAAGTCTACGTCGACGTTACCAAGGGCCTGAAGATCGAGCGCCGACCGCGTGGGCGGCATAAGCTGGACCGCGACAAGGTGCGAACGATCAGATCACTACGCGCTAACGGCTGGACCATCCAGCGCATAGCGACCAAGTTCGCAGTCAGTTACCCGACCGTCTCGCAGATCCTGAGCGGGAGAACGTGGTCTTTTGTCGAATGAAGGTGAGGTAGTCCGCAGCCGCTTCGACATCCCAGAACGGCTTGATCTTTTCCGCCTCGACACGCGCCATCGGATTGACGATGATTGCAACCGACGGCGCAAGGCGTTTCGGGCGAAAGCCTTTCTCTTTTGCGAAGTCATCAATCACTTTGTAGCCAGACACTCTAAAAAGCCAGTGCGCTACGCCGTCGATGCTTGGCTCCACCCGAGCCTCGTCGACGTGCGTGTGGCCCGCGACGATCACGTGGTCCTTCCAGCCGAATAGAAGTTCCCTTTTCATTCCGTGCGTATCGCTGAATTGGCTGCGCCCCGGGAAGTCATGCCGGGCGTGTATGCGGATCTCCTCGCCGCCTTCCCACCGTAACGCGATCCGCGCGCCGTGCGCCTGCACGACACCTGCACGGCTCTGGTGCGTGATGAAGCGCAACAAGTCCATGCCGTTATTCCAGAGGTCATGGTTCCCGCCGACGACGAAAAGGTTTGGGCACAACCCAAACATCCATTCGGCCAGCTTCAGCCCGTCAGAGAATTTTGTGCTTTGGTAGGCGTACAGTCTTTGAAGTCTGCCCACCCAGTTGTTTGTGATGTCGCCCAGGTGCCCGGCGTAGAAACCATCCGTCCCGCCGACCGTTTTGAGATCGTGCTCAAGCTGCGCGATATCGCAGTGGTCGTCGTCCAAATGCGGGTCGCCAACGAGGCAAATTCCGATGGGCTTCTTTCCGCTGACTGTTACCGGGATCAGCTTCGCCCAGGTTTCGTGATCAAGCGCCCGCGTCATGTGCGACTTTTTGCGCTGCAGCAGCTCCTCGATGGTCTCCTCGACATCCGGCATTTGACTGATGAAAAGCTCTGCCGTCGGTCGCTCTGCTAGCATATTTCTATCACGCGCCACGCGCAGGCGGCTCTGCATGGTGGAGCGCGCAATGCCAAGCATTTCGGCGGCTTTGCTTACGTTGTAGTCGCTTTTCTCAAAAGCAGCGACAGCTTCGGCGACGACGCGCCCTGACAGAGGTTGCGCCGACATCAGCGGGTAACCCCTGCCCTCTTCTCGAAAGTGCGCAGACCCCCTATTCCGAGCAGCCCAGACACCACAACCCAGAGGAATTCAGTGTCTATGTCGGGAGGGGAGGGCAACTCATTAACCTGCGCGACCCATGTCAGTAGCGGTTGCAACAGCCCGACATATGCAAACGCAGATCCGCCGACCCAGCCGAAGAAAGGCCGCCAACCAGCGACGAAAATGCTCGGGTGAGCAGCCTCGCGGGCATTGATTTCGAGCTGGGCAATCGTCTGCTTTAGCTCTCCCTCCATCGCCATGCGAAGGAAATCAGCCTCAGCCTGGCGCCGCGCGTCAGTGTCCGGGATCAGCCGGTCGATCAGCGACTTTCCGACTTCGAGGAGGGGAGCCAGTAGTAATGGGTTCAAGGGTAAAACTTCCGATTAAGCTCAAAATGCGGCCCGTCTCGAAAACTCGTCCAATCACCGCCCCAGATGATGGGCACCTTGTACTCCATCGCGGAATCCTTCATCGCGCCTGCGATCTGACTGTACAGCGGCCAAGACCAGTCAACTTGCCCGTCGACCCACGCGCCGAGATCAACCGCGTGGCCCGTGATGTGGCGAGAATTCATCGTCTTAGACGCACCGGCCTGCACCAACTTCTGCTGGCGCTCTGCCGTGCGCAGACCTTCCAGAACGGTGAAATCAACCGGCGTCAGTTCGATTGCGCGATAGACGACTTTGACCAGATCCGGGTGAACGCCTTCGAGGCGTTCGATTGAGCGAGAGCCGAGCTTATACATTGATGTATTCGCACTCAATGCTGTTTCCGGTCGTGGACGCAAGCACCGTCCCGGCGGAAGTGTCGCGTATTTCAACAGTAAAAACAACGTCTTGGGAAAGAGTCGTGCTAACCGTCCAAACTCTTGCGGTCGATATCGTTAGCCACGTGTTGACGCTTCCGCTGGTGAACGCCCCAGCAGTTGGAGTGATGCGAATCTGATAGCTGCTGCCGACGCCGCCAGTCGTAGGCGTGTACCAGCCGGGATCAGGCGTGATTGTTCCGCTGGCGAGACTGCCGTTACCGACGACCGTTAGGGTGCCGTTCGTGTTAGCCGTGACGGTAACCGTAGACGAACCACCAGTCCCGATGTTCAGGTTCTGAGAAACAAACTTCGTCAGGAACGGCCCAGAGCCGCCGCCTGTTCCGATTGCCAATGGCCGCGCCCCGAATGACATCAGCCGAAATCCTTCAGCAGTGATGCATACCAGAAGCCGGTCGCAGCCCTATACGTGGCCACCAGAAGATCGACATCGTTAGCGCCGGTCGACAGTACACCCGCGCTTGCCCCTGGCCATTTGAAGCTAGCGGGCCAGGTCATGGTGCGGCTGCCGGTTGCGTCTTGCGTGATGAAGACGTTGATAGTCTGGCCGTCCTTCAGGTTTGAAAACGTCATCGCCGTGGTCACGTTCGCGGTCATGGCAATCGTGAACACATTTGAAAGCGCACAGTCGATCACCATCGCGGTGGCGCTGAAGGTGACAACAACCGGCGTTGTCTGCGCGTTTCCGGTGAAAGTAGCGCCCGCAATGGTCGGTGCAGTAGCAAACACCGCAGCACCCGTGCCGGTCTCATCAGTCAGCGCCCCGCGCAGGTTTGCGCTGGACGGCGTGGCAAGGAACGTCAGAACGCCAGTACCCGCACCCGTCAGGCCGGTCGACACCGGCAACCCGGTGCAGTTGGTCAGCGTACCGCTAGCTGGCGTGCCGAGAACAGGCGCGACCAGCGTTTTATTCGTCAGCGTCTGCGTTCCGTCCGTCGTGACAACCGTCCCGGTGGTGCCGGTCGAAGTTGCGGCTGAGAACACCAGCGCGCCCGTTTTATCGTTTACCCGAATGCTGTAGTCGGAATTCACGAACAATCTGGCAGGCGACCCGCTGTACACCGGATAGCCACCGCTGGTGCGGATCGGCTGCGCGGCTGCAATCGTCAGCGCGGAGTCGAAATACACAGCAATCGGATTCGCAACCGGGTCCAGATTGGCCGTGCCGACGTATATATAGCCGTCCTCTAGCGCGGCGCCGTCGTCGTCGGTGAAGAGCGGGTACGGAGATTCGATGATGATGGCGGGCATTTATTTTTGCTCCACTCGTGGACCTTGCAGCGCGCGCTCGATCCTCTGTTTTACTTTTCTGTCTCGTGCGTATTTTACGGCTTCTGTGATTGCTGCCTTTGCTGGCACTGGCAAGCCAGAAATGCCAAACGTTGCCAAGGTGTCAATCGCAGTCATCAGCGCGCTGGCAGTGCTCGACGTGTTGATTGCGCCAGGCGGGGCTGTGTAGATGTCTTGGGCAATGTCCGCCAAGTCGCGAAACACTTGCGCTTGACGTTTGCCATACAACGCCTCGAGCTTTCCACTTTTGTCGAAAGACTCAACAGCCTTTTGCATTGCAGGCGCAGAAAAAACCCGCTGGCCGGATTCGTCTGTCGCTCTAGTCATTGCCGCATCGCGGATGAACGCGATGCCTTGGGCCTTCAAATCTGTCCATGCTTGCTTGCCTTCAGGGCCAGCGGTCAGCAACGTCCCGCGCAACTTGTTCATTTCTTCAACGGAAGAAAGACGAACAACCTTGTCGAAAACATTTTCGATTGCAATTTTTCGCTCTGTTGTCTTTCCCTTGGTTCCAAGAAGTTGTTGCGTCAGCGAGGTGTTCTCAAATTCCTCGGCAAATTGTCGGCGCATCTTTCTGGCGCTTTTGTAAAGTTCGCCGCCTGCGCCTTCTGTCGAGTCATCAATGGATTGAATCAGTTGCTTTGAGAACAAGGCTTCTCTGCGATCCTGCCAGTTGGTGTTTTTGTTCACAAACTGACGAAGGATTTCTGACTGTTTAAGAGTGATATTTCCCGGAACAAGGTTGCCGCTAGGATCTTCTGAAACCGCGCCTGTTTTTATCGCGTTGTTTCTGACAGCGGTGATCAGCGGGACCAGCATTGCCGATTCGTTCAGTTCAGTAAGAGAGCTTGCAAGCGGAGCCATTTCGACGGGTTCTAGCAACTCTCCGGCATCCTCTGCTTTTTTATACGCAGCCGAAATCCTTTTCTTCGCAACGTTGGCCTTGTTTACAACCGCTTCTGTCACCGCTGCGCCAATTTCTGGCTTGGTCATGTTGAGCGGTTGTTGCAAGTCGATCAGAGCGTCGAAGTTTTGCAGCAATGTCAGATTCTGATTTCTAAGCCTCTCTCGCAGAGGTTCCCCAAGGTCTGGAATCTTTGCCGCTTCTTTCTCGAACTGCAAATCAGCAAAAGAGCGCGTCGCTTGGCCGACCGTCAGACCGCTTTCTCCGGCGAACGGAACCGGCATCATTTCCGCCGTAGCTGCTCTACGAGTTGCTGCTTCAGTAGCTGCGGCACCAGCACTGCCAGGCATTGCAGGAGCTTCTTCTCTGGTGATTGCGCGGGCAATTGTCTCAGGCGCCCGAATCACAGCTTCTGCGGCTTGCGTGCCTTCCGCCTGCACTGCTCGTGCTGCCGGAACAGCAGCTCTAACTGCCTGTGCTGCCGCCGGACCAGTAAGAGCTTGCAGACCAGCGCCAACGGGCACCGGAGCAAGTTTAAGTTCTTCAGAAACGTCTGCTGCCGCCTGCATGAGCTGCTGACCCATCTGGGTACGCGGCTGTATGATTGTCTCTTGCAAACCTTCCATCGCGCGCTGCGCCATCTGCTGGCCGCCAACGCGCGTGCCGTAGGTGCCCCTGCGGATTGAATCAATCAGTCCTGCAAACGCTTGTCCACCATATACTGCAAGCCCAGGGAATGCAGATAACGCCGAGGCACCAATATCTGCGGGGAGCAGTATTTGCTCCAGCATCCTTTGGCCCATGCCTTGTTGAGGTGCGGGCTGAGGTCGCGGCTGCGCAAACATGGCATCTTCGGCAAACGAAGCCGCTGTAGGAAGGTCTGTCATTGCTGGTTGTTCAAGCGCCGTCTCTATCTGCGGCGTATATTTTGACCACGGCCCTGCAGCTTGCGCAGGCGGCGTCTCAGCAGGCAACGGCTGTGCCGCGTATTTTTCCCACGGGCCTGCCATTAAAGCTTCTCCCAGTTTCTGGAATCAGCAGGATCGCCCCCAAGGAATCTATAGCCATCCTGCACGGCTCCAATCGGTGGCGCACCACCGGCGGATTCTGCGGTCGCGCCGCTTGGTTGCGCGGCGTTTTTGTTGACGTATTCGACCCAATCGGCAACGCTGTTGTTTCCTTCTCGCAAGAAAACAACCTGCTCTGTCAGATAGTCAGACAACTTCTGTTGCGCCGCTTTTTTGTCTACCAACCATTGGCGCAGTTCCGCCTCGTCAAGATTCATAGGCAATGCCGTTTCCAGCGCCATCGCCAATTCTTGCTCGCTCAAAGCGCCAAAAGTAACAGATCCGATTACATCTAGACCAAGTCGGTTCTGTATGTTTTTCAAAGTAATTGTCGAAGCATTCCAAGACGGGAATTTTTGAGCAATAACGCCTGTATCTGCTCCAGCGTCGATTGCTGCAATGGCAGCGTCAAGGTTAGACAGATTTCTTTGTATACCTTCAATGGTCTTGAATGAGTCCCCGATAGTTTTGGCGTCAAGCGTTCCAATTCCGCGCTCTTTTGCGCCTCTGCCAGTAATTTCTATTCCGTACTCCCTGCCTTTTTTGATCGCTTCGGCCCGCGCCTTTCCCGTCAAAACATTTCCTTCCGCATCTTCAACTATTGTTTTGCCGCTTCGCATTGTGATCAGGCGCGTTCCGTCTGGCAGAATTTCAGACGCCTGCACGGTGTCTGGCCCTGCTTCCTCACCACCAGCCCCAGGCAAAACCTTGATCTCTCCCTTATCCGTCTCTTGATAGGCAAAAGCCGGGTTGTAGTTTGGCACCGTTCGCTGCGCTTCTTCTGGCGACAGTATTCTGTATTTTTTCTTTTCCTCGGTTAGCGCCATAACGTCGCCCCACTTCTCGGGATCAATACTCGCGCCGTAAAGGTTGGCCATGACGGGCAGCGCCGCCGGGTTGTTTTTTGCGGTCTCTAGCATCGTGTCTAGGCTGCTGGTGTCCATGCCTGCGTTTGCAAACGCATCGCGGCGCTGTTCAATCAGTCGCATTGCCACTTTTGGATCTGATGGATTTGACTTCAAAGCCATAGATACGTTCGTCGCGAACTTGAACTCTTCGTCCAGCATTTCCTTGCTGAGAGACGACATATTTTCGGCAATGACTTCACGCATCTGCGGATATTTCAGGATCAATTCCCTAGACGCAGCGGCGGTTGGGTTGGCAAGATATGACTGCATGTCGAGCGAAAACTGCTCTTTCGTCCGTGCGGCTTCTTCCTCCTGCTGCCGCTGCTGACGCATTCCTTTAATAGCACTGCCGAGCTGCAGCCCTTGCAAAAGAGCGCGCCCTGGGTCGATCTGCGGCTGCATTCCCATGTAATCAATCGGCGCGGGCATCGGGTTGATAGCCATGGTCAAAAGCCTCCGAGGGGAACATTAGCAAACGCGCTTTGAGCAGCCGACGGATTGAACCCAGCGGAAAATCCGCCGCCAGCCGGTGGACTACCCATCCCTGGCAGTTTTAAACCTGACATTCCCCCGCTGGCAATAAAGGCGCCAATCTGCATCAAGTCAGAAATCCCCTGCCGCTGCGCGCCACCCTGCGCGATGATAGAACCGGCCTGCGCTGCGCCTTTGCCGAGCAGCAGGTTTCCAATGTTCGACGCCACGTTTAGGCCTTGCTGGCCTTGAATGCTTGAACTTTCAACGCCGAGGCCAGTCATGCCGCCGAGCTGTCCGTACCGCTGCTCGATGAGTCGCTGCAGCATCTGCGGCCTGAACTGCGCAAGCGCAGCCTGGATATTTCCGCCACGCAGACCGCCAGTTGCAGATGCCTGCTGCAGCATGGCCTGCTCGCCTTGCTGTGCTAATGCTGCAAGCTGAGGCGACGAGGCGATTGCTTCAATGGCGGCTTGTTCCGCCTCCGGCCCTTTTAGTCCGATCAGCGCTTGTTGCTGTTCAAGCGCCGGAGCGCCTGCTGCGACATACGGCGACATCAGCTCGATAAATTTATCGAACTGCCGGCGCTGTTCTTCAATCGCCGCTTGCGCCGCTTTCGCCTGAATCTTGCCCGCGCGCTTGCCCGCACTGGCCTGCGCGGATGCGCCAGTCAGATCGCCAACCAATCCGCCGACTGCTTTACCGATAAAACTCATCGCGTTTCGCTCCATTCCGCCCGAGTCATCCCGAGCACGTAAACGTCCTTCAATACGCCGCCCTGCCGGCACGCATTACGCCTGGTGCCTTCATAGGTAAACCCAATCTTCCGACAGAAATTAAACGCCGACTCCAGCCCTTCGATGATGTAAGCGGTCACTCTCTCGATAGGGTGACTGAACGCCCAGTCGGTCAGAAGCCGCGTCAGTTCGCGCGAGCGGTAGACCGCCTTGCGGTGCAGCAGGGCGTGCAGTTCGTATTCGATGTCGCTAAATTCAATCGACATAAACGCACCGACGAATTGCCCGTCAATGCGTGCGGAAAGGTAAGTGACGGCGGGGTGATGGATAGGCGCAGCCGGGCGGTCGTCATGGCCGACGCGCAAGATATACGGATCGGAATAGACCGCCGTAATATCCCGCGTGCTGATGCCTTCTTCAACAGACAATCCGGTCATGTCCCACCTTCCAGGACGGACCGCCGGAAGCCCGATTCTCTCGGCTGCGGCGATCATATCACGAAATCTCGCGCCCTGAGACTCTGATCACGACCGCGCTCGCGACCGTGCAGATACCGGATAGTTTTTCATTCGGTCGCAGCACCTGCCCGACGATTTCCGGGCACGAATACGACTCGCCGGGCGAGAGGTAGTGATTTGATACCATCGCATTAGACGCCGATGCGCTGCCGGAAACCGGCACGATCTGAAGCGTCACATTGGCGCCTGCGCTGCCCGAGTTCGTTATGGTGACAGCATCAATAATTGCCTTCACACCGACCGCGATGTACTGATCAGTCTGGACGTTTTCGAGGTACTTCGACCCGACCAGAACGGTTGTGGTTGTAGCCATTACTGCTGCACCTGGATGATTGAAAAATGACCCGCAGGCGAGGATGGGAAGTTCGTTGTTGCAGCAATGCTTGTCAGGCTCAAATTAAGACCGCCCAGAACGCCGAAGCCGATTTCCAGATAATCATTCGCGACCAGCGGAAAAAACTCACTTAGAGTGACTTGCGTGTAGCCGCCGTTGATGTCGATAGATTGGTAATAAGCGCTATTGGCGACCAGCGCGCCGTTTTTCTTACAATACATCACGACATCACGTTGAGCCGCGACCGTGCATGAAAACTGCAGCTCGACGTTAATTTGATATAAACCGGATTCCGGCACAACGATTCGACTTGTCGGCGATCCGATCACAACGCCGTTTGAGATGTCCGTGTTGTCCCAAGTGACCAAATATTCGTCGCCCGCCACTGTAGGCGTCTGCGTGGTCGTCTTGGTGAATTCGCCGTAGTACTGCTTCATGGTAATGATCGGGCGCACCATTACCTGCCCGGCGGTTGTTGACGCGAATAAAACCGCCGCGACCGAGATGACATTATCCGGCGCGGTCGGCTTGTTCTTGGTCAGACCGCCTGTGTATGTCGGCGATGCCCAGAGAAGATTTCCAGCCGCCCACGTCTCGCCGACCGATATACCAGATGTGTTAATTCCGGTAATGCGACCGTATAGCGTCACGTACCCCTGCGCATTCGGCAGAAGGTCTTGGCTTGCCAGGCCGATAAAATACAGTGAATAGCTGTCGCCGTCGGCCAGATACGGCGCGACCTCGATGCGGTTGGAGCCGTTGACGCCTGTGAATCCGACAGCCGTACCTTTCGGGATCAGCGTCGGCGTGCCGTTCAGGACAATCATGCGGATGACGGTGCCTTCGCGCTCCTCCAGCATCTGCACCAGCGCAAGCGCAGAATTCGCGCTGGATTGCGCGCTGTCGGCAGCGTTGGTGATTTCCTCAATGGTGGACGGCGCAGCCGCGTCCGCTGTCTCGAACAGACCCTCGAATGCGCGGATCTGCTCCTGATTCTTCAGAAACGACGCGAGCTGGTCCCGCGTGAGCTTCAGGGTTTTAGTCGCCATCAGTAGTTGAGCGGCTCGAGCGCGGCTTCTAGGCGCGCGATTGAGATGTGCGCATCAGAGTCGCCGCGAAACCGCTGCATGCGGAAGTTTCGCATGTGCCCCTGCTGCCACCAGACGAGGCGCTTTGAGGTATTACCAAATCCGCCTGCGGTGATGGTCTTGTCCTGGCTCCAGTTGATGCCGTCGACCGAATAGCTGGTCGAGATCGGCGGGTTTTTGTTCACCGCCACGCGGCCAGTTAACGCCACCAGCTCCAGCGCATTGAAGATCGCGCCTCGGCCTTCGTTGTAGACGATCTGCGTCCCGAACTCCCAGCGCACTTTCGCGCCCCAGTGCGTGCCGACGGTATCAACAGCGTATCCAATCGTTGACGATTCCGGGTCGCCGCATGTCCAAGAATTGTACGCCCAGACCCAGTTGCGCGCGCGGTACTGGCTGTAGCCAACGATGCCGGTGGTCAGACAGAACCAGACCGGCAAGCCGACCGCTTGGCTAGCGGCTGCGTCGTAGACCATCGTCCGGTCTGGCAGATGAATATATAGATGCTGGTGCGAGCGGTCGTTGCGCGCTTCGAGCTTGACGCCTGCAAGCTGCGCCTCGGTGTAGCCGAGCAGGATCTCGTCGATCTCTTGCGTCGATATCTTGGCCGCTTGGCTGTTAGCGCCGAGGTAGATGCCGGGCGCCTCATTGCGACCGCTGCCGAGGAACGCAACTGATTCTAGGTAAACGCAGCAGGCAAAAGTCCCGACGACGCCTTTCTGGATCTGCGCGCCGTCGATGCGCTGAAACGGGAAGAATTCGCCGCCGATGTTATCAAACACCTCTATGGTGTTTCTGTTGAGGGCGTAGACCTCGTTGCGCAGTTTCAACAGCGCAACCACCGGGTCGGGGTCAATCTCAGAAGATCCGTACTTCAAAGGATTGACCGCCGTCGGGTCGGTCAGCTCAGTGACCACCAAAAACTCGCCGTCGGTGGTCATGAAGTAGCCGTCGACCCAGCACATATCCAGCACAGGGCCGAGGTCTGGATCGGTGACCTGCGTCAGTGTACTTCCATCCCAGTAGTAAAGACTGCCCGACGAAACAACCCCAAGCCGGTCGAAGGAATAGTCGAAAGTGACATACCCGCTGCCGCCAACATCACCGAGCACGGTCACGGACCCGGCGCTCGATATGCTGACCAGCTTGGTCCCCATCACGCGGTAGAGAACCCCGTTCCACTCGATCCCGCCGCGATCAGTGCCCGGCCCGGTGCCATTCGACACCAGCCCGTCAGCCGGGCGCAGGAATCCAGACGATATGCCAGACTGGCGCGGCACCGGAACCAGATTGACCGGATAACTGGTGCGCAGGTCTGGCGTATTGTCGCTGTATATTCCTTGAATGACCGGGATTTGAGCCATTACCACTTCACCTTGTCGGCCCAGTAAGCCGCCGACATTTTACCCTTCGCGATATTGCTCGCGTGCCGCGCCTTGAACGACTCTCTCCGCGCCTTCGCCGCCTTGCTCTCGCCCTCTTTCTTGGGCGAGCCTGAAACGCCCTGCTGGCCGAAGCGAATCGTCTTGACCTCATCTCCGACTTTCGCCACGACTACGTGGCTTTTTGTCGGGTGGTTTGGCGTCTTTTTGGGCTTGTTGTAGCCAGCAACACCAGCCCGCTCGAGGCGAGAATCCTTCTTCACAGCCCGCCTTCACCTGTCGCCACGTGCAGCGTCGTTCCGGACGCAGAGATATGCGCAAGGGTCACGTCGCCGTCGCGCTTGCGCACGATGATCTCGGAGCCTGCACGCACCGGCAGATCGGCGGTCGTGGCAGTCTGAGAACCTTCGCCAATCCGCACGTGGCAAATGTTGGCGCCAGAGTTGACCAGTCGCACGGCTTTGTCCTGCGCGTTCAGGGTGATGCTCGCACTGGTAGCGCCAGGCGTCGTGACTTGGTTAGAGCCTACGCGCTGGCTGAATTGATTGTTTACGCTCATATCAGACCTCTATCGAAAAAAGTTGATGGTCCAAGTAACCCCGGCCCCGAAGATGCTTGCGAGCATCATACCCGCCCAAAGAGAGCCTTTCGAATGATTCGCCAGCGCCAGAAGCTGCTTGATGTCGCGCTGCATGTCGTCAACCTGCGCTTCGAGCGTCTTGACTTGGCCGATGAGCAGGCCGAATTTTACGGGGTCGATTTCGGACATGGGTTAATCCTTACGCAGAAATAGCGCAACGTGGTTGGTTAGCGGATGAGATTGCTAAACAATTGACCATTTAAGTTGTTCTGCCGCCGCCGTCCCAGCAGTGTGCGTGATGGTAAAGCTGCCGTCCGCAATTGTAGATATTCTATACGTTGGGTTTAGCGTTGCTGCGGCAGAGTTGCCAATCTGTAACAAAATCACAGATTGTGCAGAAATTTGCGCCGACGTGACTGTGGTTGTTGTAGATCCGTTTGTAAGCGTAACCAACCCAGATCTAGCCGTTATGCTGTAGTTATCATTTCTAACATCGTAGTTGCAAGAACGATTAGATACATACGGAACTGTTGTCCAATTTAAAAAAACATTTTCATGTTGAATGTACTGCGTAGAGGTGCTGTACGTGCTGTTGAGATATACGCACCTTTGAGAATTCGCATTGCTGCTAGTCACCGTATTTCCAACAATACGAATGTAATCTGGTACTTCGCCTTGATCTTGTAAAGTAATAGCCCCAGGCTGAACGCTGGCCGTGTTTGGTGTTTGTATTTTGTTTGCTTCAATGTCTATTGATTTACCGCCGCCAACAAAAATCCCAGAAAGTCCGGTATTTCTAATTACATTATTACAAATAACAGCGCGAGCACCCACTATGTTACTGAGGCAGTAAATTCCTTGCGCCGTCTGGTTTTCAATATAATTATTTTCGACTACAAAAGAGACCGGGCCATTTTGAACCGCAATGCCAACGTTTGACAGACCGGCTGTGGGGGCAAGAATTGAATTATTTGCAATTACAAGTCCATCTGCTTTTTGTGAAAGAATGCCAGATTTAGTTGAACCCGTAGGATTTTTACCATGACCTTTTATGGTGTTACCAATAATTAAACCGCCGAGAGATGTGGTTTCACCGTGAGAAATCCCCCACCCAGATGCGTCGATAACTTCATTGTGCGCTATAGTAACGTAATCCCCGCCAACAGCGGCACCAGAGTTTTGAGCTACCGCATTGCCAACAATAATGTTTCCTTGCATAAGACCATAGTCGCTATAAAAAACAACTTCAGATCCTCCAGCGTTGTACGCTTTATTGTTTAGGCACTGACCGCGAGCGGAGTCATTAAACCAAATGCCTTCGCCATAAGCATTTCGAGTAACTGTGTTTTTAACCACACAGTCCAAACCACCCTCAAAATAAATTACGCCTCGATAATTGCCGGGCGTATAACTTTTATTGATTGAGCCGATCCATTCTCCTCCATTAACCACGACATTACTGCGGCTAACGCAATAAACACCAGCAGAGTTTGTGGTGTTTGGCATCGTGATTTCAGAAATGATCGCTCCGCAATTCACCAGTTGTACATCGTCGGATGTAATAGTAAATGCGTCTTGCGAAGTCTGAGGAGGTGTCAATTCCACCATAGCAAGGATCACACCTTCGACAGTGATCGCCTTGTTGACTGTTACGCCGGTACAGGCAAAAGTCAGACCAAATCCTTGAAGTGTCCCCCCGACTGGTGTGGCAGTTATAGCCGCCTGAATCGCCGCCGTATCATCCGCCACGCCATTACCAACCGCCCCAAAGTCCTTGACGCTCACCACGTCGCGTAGCTTCGCCTCAACCGTCCTCGCCACCGCGCCGGTGCCTGCGGGGTTGTATGTGACCTCTGAGGCGTTGTCTGGAAAGTTCAGATTGTCCTGCATGTACTCCTGCAGCAGATTAACCGACATCTTCCGCGCATCACCGCCGCCTGAGTAATAGGTCGGGATCTGGTTGCCGCCTGACACTTCGTCGATTGACGGGAGCTGGTTGATCGTCGGCATGAATTACTTCCTCGTGAGCGGCTCTGTCGTGATGGCTCTCAGCAAGACCACCGCCACAGCAATGATACAACCAACTGCAGCCTGTCCGGCAGGTGGCAATGGCAGAGCAAACACAAAGCCCTGCAGGACACTAAGAATCGCGACCGCGACTGCGAAGAGCACGGTGCGGGAGCGCAAGAGTTGTTTTAGGGTGGGCATGGGGGGTTGCCTTATGGGTTGGTTATCGGATTATGAAAATTGCTGTAAAGTTTTTGATATTTTAGAAGTTTGTTGGAGTAACTCTGGCATACCAAGTGGCTGATGCTGGATCAATCGGGGAGACTGTAGTGTTATGAATGCGGATCGTGACGATATCAGTCGCGCTAACGTACCCGCACCACATCAAACCTGACTCTATTGCAGAGGGCGCAGCAACATCAACAGTGTCCCCTATTTCTGCCCCTGGGATTGTTATAGTAATCGTTGCAATAGCGCCCGCGCTAATAGACCCGACATTTGTTGTTGTAATTCCGGTCAATCGAGCGCTTCGTGTGGATATTTCCCACGCAGCAGTCGTGCCGTCATTAATAAACGTGTCGCAAGTAGACCCAACCACATCGCTGATGCGCCCAGTTGTCCCTGCAGCCAACTGATAAGCGATGGTCCCTGTTGGGGTCCCTGACTCAACAACCCTATTTGATTCTAAGATTTGACCAATGCCGGATACGGCTTTAATACCAATAGAATTGTTTTCTACACAAAAAATCCGCGCGTTTCGAACAGACACATTGTTGGCAGCGATTCTGATTGCTTGTGTCGCTCCAGCGAAGCGCCCACCCTCAATTCGAGACGGAAATGTGGTCTGCAAATCTACTGCGGTCGCACCCGTCAGTATTTCGCAGTTTTCAATTGATACCTGTTCTCCGGAAGCAGTGATCCATGTGCCCGTGTTATTTCCATCACCAAACCAGCAATTACGAAAATAAGTGTTATAGTTGCCGGTTAAATTTGCAGATGCGGATCCGTTCTCTGCTGGTTCCCATGTGCAAGTATCGAACTCAATTGATCGGCCAGCTAGGCTAAAATTTGTCGCGGTTGTCAAGTCGTCAAACGTGCACACACTGAACTTGATCACGTTTGCAAAAGATGAGAACCCGGCAACAGAAACCGACGCTATACCGTAAGCGGCATCTCTAAAATAACAATTGTCAAATCTAAGATTGACCCACTCGTTCCCGTCAATTAAGTATTCTGTCCCATTGTTGCCTCTGAGATAAACATTCTCCATCTTAAGTTCAAAAACTCGGCGCAATCTAATCAGTGACCCAGACGGGGATGAACCGCTTATTCTTAGGGCCAAATCACGTATAACAACACGATCCAGAAATGCAGACGCAGCGGACGCTGCAGAGAACAACCACCGCACACCAGAGGTCGAAGAAAAAACAATTTCTGATCCTGAATTGTTAAGTCCGCAGCCCTCACCTTCGATGATTATTCCGTTGAAGTTTGCAGATGCGTTGTCACACGCAAGAGACGAATTGCACAAATATGAACCAGAAGGCACAAACAATCGTTTGTTTGATTCAGCTGCGGCATTGAGCGCCGCCTGAATCGCCGCCGTGTCGTCTGTTACCCCATCCCCCACAGCCCCAAAATCCTTCACCGACACAACGTCCCGCAGCTTGCTTTGAACAGTCCGCTCGACCGCGCCCGTGCCTGCCTGGAGGAAGCCAACGTCAGCGATGTCCAGGTTGGTTTCGATGTAGTCCTGCAGTTGCAGAACCGACATCTTGCGCGCGTCGCCGTTCGACTCGTCAAATACCGGCAGCGTGTCTGCAGAGTTGACTTCGCCGATGGTGGAAAGCTGGTTGATGGTGGGCATGGGGGTTCTCTTTTATTTATTAAAGGTTGCCTTCAAATGCTGGTCTAATCATGTTTGAGTCCCTACTACGGTGCCGTCGTTATCAGCCGCAGGCGCACCAAGTTTAATCCGCAACTTGCCGCTGATGTCTACCCATAGGTGATACGAGTTGCCAGAGTTGTTTAGCATCACGGGATGTGCGCCATTCCAATTTCCACCAATATTGGTTATTTTTTGGAATGTGGTCGGGATACTCCAAGTGGCCGCAGTCGGCGTTATCTGGTAAAAAGTTTCGTCTGGATTGTTTGTAAATGCCTGCGCCAAAATATAGTTTGGGTCTGTAGTTGCAAGACTTGTCCCTTGCATAAGCAAAGCCGTGGTAAAGCCACTACTATTAACCGAAGGTCTATTTTTTAGGTTTTGTGTAGCGGTTTGTGTTGAGTAGTTGTTGGCCCCTCGCAATATTGAACGAATCAACGGGTTCACATCCGCGCCGCTGTTGTTAACTTCTACGTCTGCAACGTGGTACAGCGCGTTTTGTTCAAACCAACAGTTGTTGTACGTCACCGACGCAAAGGCACCGCCGCCTTTTTCAGTACTGGTGTTGATGCCGGAGGCAGCAGTAGGAACACGTTTATTGCTAAGACCAATCCAGTTCGGCTCAAACGTGCAATTGTTAAACTCCACAAAGTAGGCGTTCCAGCCATCAAACCCAAATTTGGTACGACCAAACAGGCAATTCTCAAATATGTTCATATTTGAAAACGAGTGCGACTGAGAGTTTGCCGTACCGTCCGCGCCCCACATGCGGACACAAGCATCGTCATAAGTAGTCAACAACCCACTACTGGTTGTGTACAAACTGTTACCAACAAAGTTGCAGCTTACAGTGGACGCATTAAAAATTTCTACGCCGTGCAATGCACAGTTTGTGAACTTTAGAAAATCACAATTTGTTATTTTCCAAGAAGCGCCCCAACGAGGAACGCCGGACAAGATTCTTCGGAAATAAAATCCGGTAGCGTTGCTGTTGGTTGCTGGGTTTGCAAGTTCAAACGTCATGTCTTCCAACTGCAATGGGCCGCGTTCCCAATAGTTATTGACGTTGAAAGCCAGTCCGTTGAAATCTATTAAAAACTTCGTTTCTTTAACGCCTTCACCAAACATTTTCAGTGAGGTAATGGCATCATGCAGGTTCAAATTAAATGTAGAACTTGGCTTATAAAAGTAAGTCCCGTTAGGAAAAAACAAACTTGTTTTGTTTGCGATGCAGTGCGTCAAAGCCGCCTGAATCGCCGCAGTGTCATCCGCGACTCCGTTGCCCACCGCCCCGAAGTCCTTGACGCTAACAACATCCCTTAGCTTCGCCTGCACCGTCCTGGTAACTGCACCAGTTCCGGCTTGCAGGAAATTCACCTCGTCGGAATTGTCCGGCAGGTCGAGGTTGTCCTGCATGTAGTCCTGCAACAGCTCGACCGACATACGCCGGGAATCGCCCTGCGCGGTCGCGTAGACCGGCAACTGGTCGCCGCTGGCGAGCGAGTCGAGACGCGGCAGTTGGTTGATCGTGGGCATCAGTAAAACTCCAGAACGCCTTCAGGTCCGGTCTCGACCGGATCAACTGGCGGCTCGAGGAACGGATCGTCAGCAACGCGCCAGTACTTGTTGCCTGCGCCTGCGGGCATGGTGCCGGGCATCTGCTGCTCAATGGGCGCTGTTGCGCGTTGCAAAACGGTATCGTATGCGCCCTTTGCTGCGATGCGCGTTTCGAGCATGACGGCCTTGCCGTAGCTTGGTGCCAGGCGTAGAGCCAAGTTGAGGATGATTGCTTCGTTGGCAGAGTCAGGCACCGACGTTTCGTCGTTAATCGAACCCTGCTCTGGCGATGCGGGAATAGGATAGCTCAGGCGAATGCCCTTACCATTCCA